ATTAACAACTATGATAAGTTTTTAGAGGGGTTGGACGATGAGCAACTCAGAGATGAAATCCGAAGAGTATTTCCTGAGCCTGAAGGAGAAGCAGGAAAGGATACTAAAGCTCCTAAAGAGGAGGAGCCAGTTTGATGTCAAAGAGTTCTGCACAAAAAATGGAAAGCTACATGAAGGACAATACCGAGCAATTATGGACTCTTCTCCTTACGCAACTGAAGTTACAACACGAAGAGCAGGAAAAACTACTGGCCGCGCTGCAGACCATGTGGAAACGGCGCTCAAGTACCCGAATACCAATAGCCTTTACATCACGCTCACGCGCTCGAACGCGAAAAAGATCTTCTTTCCAATAGTTAACCAGATCAATGAGAAATACGGTCTTTTATCCACCCCAAACATATCGGACCTATCTTTTGAATACCCCAATGGGTCAAAGATTTACTTAGCAGGGGTTAATGATCAGATGGCTATTCATAACTTCCGAGGTATGAAGTTTAAACTTGTAACGATAGACGAGCCTCAGAGTATGCGCCCATACATCAAAGAATTGATTGATGAGGTGTTAGCTCCAGCGTTAATCGATGAAAAGGGCAGGTTAAGACTAAGCGGAACCCCAGGGGCTATCCCAGCAGGTTATTTTTATGAAATAACACAGTCAAAGCACTGGAAGCACCACTTCTTTACGATGTTTGATAACCCTTTCATGGAAGAGCCAGAAAAAAGGTTAAAAATGGAGCTTGAGCGTAGGGGGGTAACGGTAGACCATCCAACTATCCAGAGAGAGTTTTTCGGGAAATGGGTAATAGATCTAGAATCTTTGGTTATATTCTTAAACGATTCTTGCTATTACTCAGAACTTCCCAAACATAATTGGGAGTATGTCGTTTCGGTAGACATTGGATTTGAAGACTCTGACGCTATAGCGGTCATAGCATTTAGCGAGACATCGCCAACAGCATACTTAGTTGAAGAGATTGTTAAGAACAAGCAGGGCGTCACCGAACTAGCCCAGCAATTGGAGGGTGTAGTTAGAAAGTATGAACCCCTAAAAATAGTAATGGACACCGGAGGGTTAGGAAAGAAGATTGCTGAGGAAATTAGGCGAAGATATGGGCTTCCAGTAGAGGCAGCAGAGAAGACTAGAAAATACGAATACATTGAGATTCTAAACGACGCTTCTAGAACAGGAAGGTTTAAGGTTTTAAAGGATTCTGCTTTTGCCCAAGACGCTAAACTTTTAGAGTGGGAGATAGATACCGAAAAGCAAAAAAAAGTTATTAGTTCAAAGTACCACAGTGATATTATTGACGCTGTATTGTATGGGTTGAGAGAATCCCTGCACTGGATGTATGAACCCAAAAAGACAGAGCCGGAAATTTACTCAAAAGAATGGCTAGAAGATCAGGAGAGAGAGCATGTCGAACAAATTGAATCCCAAATCTCCCAAAACAAAGAAGATGGAGAATTCTGGGGAGATCCGTTTGAAGGCTGATTACATGGACGTTGCAGACTTTATTGAATATTGCAAAACACAGGGCGTCACTTATTTTAAAGGCAAAGATCTTGAAATTTCTTTTGAAAAGACTCAAGATGCTGTAATGCCTAAAAATGAGGAGCCTGTAATTGAAGGAACGGGGTTAGCAGACGACATGCCATCAGATGAAGAAATGCTTTTCGCATCCTCAGAAACTTTAGAATTTCCTAAAGAGAACGCTTAATGGGCCTTTCGATAGATTACAAATCGTTTTCTCCTGAAGGTCCAGACAAAGATAAGAAGTTCAATCGAAGGTGGTGGGAAGAACCCAAAGAAACTTTACATGAGGCTGTTGCTACTGTAATCACAGCACTCCAAGAGGCTCAAATAGGAATAGTTGGCCAGAGAGTAATCTCAAACCGTCTTTATGGTAACTCCCCCTTATACGGTTCCCACGGGGTCAGCTATTCCAAGCTTCCCTCTTCTACCCCAACCATTAAAGACAGAATCACTTATAACCTTTGTCAAAGCGTAGTCGATACAAAGATGGCCAAGATTACCAAAAACAGGCCGAAGCCCTTATTCATAACTGAGCGTGGAAACTACAAGTTAAAAAGAAAAGCGCAGAAATTAAACCAATTCATTGACGGGGTGTTTTTCCAGAACCGGATGAGGGAGCTAGCCCCTATTGTATTTAGGGACGCCGATATAAACGGCACAGGGGCAATCCATGTTTTTGAGAAGGATGGGCAAGTAACATTTGAGCGAGTGCTTGTTGATGAGATTCTAGTTGATGAGGTTGAATCTTTGTCTTCAGCCAGCCCAAGACAGATGCATAGGCTAAAGGCAATAGACAGAGGCGTTTTAAAAGCTCTATTCCCTGGCAAGGGTTCGATGATTGATAATTCAAAAGAGGCTCTATCAGACAAATCTAGTTCAAGACCTCATGTTTCGGATCAAATTGTGGTAGCAGAAAGTTGGCATTTACCCTCTGGGAAGGATGCTAAAGACGGGCTTCATACGATTGTTTGCGACGGGGGCACGTTATTTTCCGAAGTTTGGGATTTACCCGTATTCCCGATTGTATTCTTTCACTCGGCCCGTAGGCAGTATGGGTTCTGGGGGCAGGGTGCGTGCGAGAGGCTCCAAAATATCCAGTTAGAGATCAATAAGCTCCTATGGGTTATTCAGAAGACTATGCACCTAGCTGGAACATCTAAAATTTGGGTAGAGCAGGGTTCAAAGGTAGTTAAAGAGCACTTAAACAACGCTATTTTACCAATTGGAGTTTATACAGGGCAACCTCCCCAGTACATTACCCCTCCAATGGTTCAGCCGGAGGTTTACCAGCATCTCATGACATTGATTCAAAGGGGGTATGAGCAGGAAGGAATTTCCCAGCTATCAGCCGCCTCTAAAAAACCTGACGGCTTAGATTCTGGAAGGGCGCTAAGGGAGTATAACGACATTGAATCTGAAAGATTCCAGAATGTCGGGATGGCGTGGGAGCAGTTTCATTTAGATTGCGCGAATGTTTCTATTTTAACTGCTAGAAAAATTTATGAAGACAACAAGAAATTGAAAGTTAAATACCCAGGCTCTAAATTTATTGAAACAATCGATTGGAAGTCTGTTGATATGGACGAGGACAAATACGTTCTTCAATGCTTTCCAGTTTCTTCCTTACCTTCAGATCCAGCGGGTAGAATGGCTACCATTCAAGACATGGTAAACATGGGCTATTTAGATCAAAGACAGTCTAGGAGGTTAATGGACTTTCCAGATGTAGATCAAGTCGAGACTTTATACAATTCAGTTGAAGAAAGAATTTATAGAATCCTGGATAAAATCGTGGATGACGGGGAGTTCACACCTCCAGATGAGTACATGCCTCCAGATTTAGCCAGGGAGTTATCGCTTATGTACATCAACATGTATATGAACGAAGGACTCGAAGAGGAAAAGTTGCAGTTATTAAAGGACTTTAACTCTCAAATATCGGCTCTAGAGATGCAGGCGGCACCTCCACCTGCACCTCCAGGGCCAGAACTTCCACCGGAGATTCCACAAGAACTTCCAATCCAATAAGGAGAATAAATGCAAGTAGAGACTCAAGCCCCTGAAGCCACAGGAACGCCGCAAACAACACAACCAGAACAAAAACCAGCAGAAAAGAACATTGCCTCTGACAAATTCGCAGCCTTAGCGCATAGGGATCGACAGATTAGTAAGAAGGCCCAAGAAATAGCTGCAGCAGAGGCTAGGGTTAAGGAGCTGCAAACTAAGTACGAAGCACAACTAAAGGAATTTGAGGAAACCAAAAAAGGTGCATTAAGCAACCCCCTTGAAGCCATGAAAAAGTTAGGTCTTACCTATGAGCAGGTGACCGAATACATTTTAAATAAGGAAAAGCCTACACCTGACGCCAAGCTAGAGGCATTACGTCAAGAAATGATGGAGTGGCGCCAAGCCCAGGAGATGAAGGAGAAAAAGGCTTTAGAGGATGCTCAGAAACAAAAGGAAGAGGGTAAGAATCAAGCCGTTACTCAGTACAAGGAATCAATCGCCGAATATGCGGCTGGATCTAAAGACTTAGAGCTTTTAAATTACCTGGATTCTAAGCAACTCATTAACTTAAAAGACATGGTTTATAACGGAATTGTAATGGTTAACAGGGATACTAAAAAGATTCCAACCATAGAAGAGGCTTGCGCTGGTACCCAAGAGTATCTTTTGGGGCAACTTGAGGAAGTTATTAACAATGTAAGCTATTTTAAAAACAAATATGCACCTAAGCAGCCTCAAGAACAAACTCCAGACGGGTCTACACCAGTTAGAACACTAACAAATGACATGACATCTGGAACCCCAGGCGGGACTCCTGCCTATAGTGAGGACGAAAGAATCCGAAGAGCTTTAAAAGCAATGGAAGCAGCCGAAAAATAAATTGACAATGCATATATCGTAATGTGAATATGTAAAAGCAGATATTTTTATTTCTAGGATCAAGCAGATTAGATCCCTTGTAGATAATAGTTAATCGAAGATACGAAAAAACTTATTAACTTTTAATACAAGGGGGCTACATGGCCGCAACAGTTTTAAACGTATCGCAAGCTAACGCTGCGCTAAAAGAATTATATTCAGATCAAGTAATGCAAAATATGGTTTATGCCGACAACCCGTTTTTGGCGATGGTGCCTAAAAAGACGGACTTTGGAGGCAAATATAAACCCATCCCGATTATTATCGGAACTTCTCAGGGAGCTTCGGCGACCTTTGCCAACGCATTGGCTAACCAAGCGGCTGCAGAGTTTCGTTCGTTCCTATTAACACGAACCACGGACTACTCGATTGCTCAAATCAGTAACGAGCTTCTCTTGGCTGCTAAAACAGACAAGATGGCATTTATTGAGGGGGCTAAGGTTTTAGTGGATTCCGCAATTCGTACCAATACCAACTCGGTGGCTTCTGCCTTGTTCCGAAGTGGAACAGGCTCTATCGGACAGATCAGCGCGATTTCAACGGGTGTTATCACCTTAACAAACGCCGCTGACGTAGTTCAATTTGAAGTCAACATGAAGTTGAACGCCAACGCAACGGATGGGGGTACTCCTAGAGCGGCTGCAGGGTTTGTCATTGCAGTTGATCGAAGTGCCGGAACCGTAACAGTTGCAACTTCTTTGGGTGGTTCTGCTGCATCCCCAGCTTCATGGGCTGCAAACGACTTCCTACTCAGAGATGGGGATAACAACGCTAAATGCGCGGGGTTGGCCGCATGGATTCCTACCTCGGCTCCAAGTGCTACGCTATTCTTTGGTGTTGACCGATCCGTTGATACGGTTCGTTTAGGAGGAGTTCGATATAACGGGACTTCGCAAACCATCGAAGAGGCAATCATTGACGCTGCTGCCTTGGTAGCGCGTGAAGGTGGAAGACCCTCTAAGTTCATCTGCTCCTTTGCATCCTTTGCAGCTCTCGAAAAGAGCTTGGGATCTAAAGTGATGTATGTTGACGCTAAGGGTCCGGCTGAGATTGCGTTCAGGGGTATTAAAGTCTTTGGTGCGAACAGCACTATCGACGTGTTCCCAGATCGTAACTGCCCTCCGCTCCTAGGTTACCTGTTACAAATGGATACCTGGTGCTTGGAAGGACTTGGCGACGTTCCTCAGATCCTCAGATATGGGGATGGAATGGACATGTTGCGAGTGAGCAACGCGGATTCAGCAGAGCTTCGAGTTGGTGCGTACTACAACTTGAGAACAAACGCTCCAGGCTGGAACGCAGTGGTTCAGTTAAGCGCGTAAGTAATTGAATAAGGGGAGGGGCTTTGTGCCTCTCCCCCCTTTCTTGAGGGGGGCTATCAAGAAAGGTAAACCGCCCTCCGGTGTTATAAAGCCGGTTTAAAAGGAGATCTAATGGCAAATCGATATTTAAAATCAAGACTTTATACTTTTGAAACAGACCTTGTAAAAATAGTTGGAACAATGACCGTAGGTGCTACTGGAGCGGTTGGAACTGTTAAGGGAATGGGGATTGCATCAGTAACCAGAACAGGTGTTGGGGCTTATACAGTTACCTTGCAAGACTCTTATCATATGGTCTGGGGTCATCACATTGCATTTGGTGGTGGTACTGCTTCAGGTATTGGAGGGGTTGAGTTAGTAGATACTCAAGCCAACATTAAAACCAACATCCGAACCAATAAACAAATCAAGATTCAATGCTACTCTGCAACCACAACGGCTGCAGATCCAGCAAACGGAACGACTATGTTCTTTTCGTTCTTGGTTAGAAATTCCAATATCGGACCACAGGATTATTAATGCTTCCAGAATACAATAAGCCAAAGGGTCTATCGGATGTTATTTCTTCTAAGATGAAGAATCTTAAAGAAGTTAACAAAAAGATGAGCGAAGGTGGAGATGTAGAGGAAGCCAAAGAAGAGGGTAAATTTAATGAGCTAGAGCTTATTTTTGCCGAGCTTCTTTTAGCTGTTCAAGAAAAGGACGTTAAGCTAGGCGCTCAGGTGTTGAAAGACTTTATTACTTGTTGCGGTGGCCCTGAAGTTGAATCGGAGGAAAAAGAGGGGCCAGGCGCCCTTTTAATTAGTGGGGAGATTTAATGGCCAATGGCCGGACCACGATTAGCGAAATTGATGCAGAGGTTCTGGCTAGGATGGATCGAACCGGCTCTGAATTTGTACCTCAATCCAGAAGGTATAAATGGATTCTTGATTCATATAAAGAACTCTACGATCTTTTAGTCCAGAAATTTGGTTCCGATTATTATTTTGCCGATCCATATACGTTTCAAACGGATGGGACCAATGACACCTTTGCCCTTCCTGTAGATTTTTACAAATTATATGGGGTAGATCTTTCAGTTAATGGTTCCCCAGATGGATGGGTTTCTATTAAACAGTTCATGAAGGGCGAAAGGAATAATTTCAAACAGCCAGATTTTCAGGGCGTTTATGGTTCTGGAAACATGAGGTATCGACTACGAGGGGATAAAATATGGTTTTCCCCCCTACCCTCTGCTGGGCAAACGATACGTCTTTTATATGCCCCTAGACCTAATGACGCTGGAGTAAGTACGGCGCAGGCTTCTTCAACGATTCAGTTATCTAATAACACGCTAGTTTCTCCGTTTTCTCCAGCTACCCCTGCTTTGGGTACTTCGATGACCATTCCTTCTGCTATAAGTGGGACTTTTCAGGTGGTTTGGCAATGGCGTGCTGCTAGTGCAGGAGCATCGACCTCAAGAATTTATAAAAATGGGTTTCCAATCGGATTGACTCAAAATACTTCTTCAGCTTCTTTTGTAGAAACCTCGGAGCAGATTTCAACATCGTTTGTTGCAGGGGACACATTAGAAATATGGATTCAAGGGCCGTCTTTTGTTGATATTCAGAATTTTCACCTTCAATACGATTTGGTTACGGACTTCGGGCCTCAAGAATTAGACGGTGTATCTGGGTGGGAGCAATATATTGTTTCTGATGTTTGCATAAAATATTGTGGAGCTGAAGAAACTGATCCGCAGCTTTTCATGGCACAGAAAATGGGTTTAAAACAGAGAATTGAAGAGGCTGCAGAAAATAGAGATGTAGGAGAACCTCAAACCGTTACAGATGTAATGACCGATTTCGACCCTTACAATGGTTTTAACGGAGGTGGATACCTGCCATGAGAAAGACAGTGTTATCAAGCAACCCAAAGGATTTTGAAGTAAGCAAAATGCAGGATAGGTTACTTGAAGGAGTAAACCAGGCGCTTTCTTCTCTTTTAGTGGATGCGGTCTTATTGGAGGGTATTTCTTTGGTTTCTGGGGTAAATACAATATCGCATAAGTTGGGCAGAAAATTATCAGGGTGGTTTGTCGTTAGGATTAGCGCCGCGATTACTCTGTTTGATTCTCAGGCTACGAACTTAATCCAAGACAAGACTTTAATTTTAACAGCCAGTGGCCCTGCCACGGCAAGCTTGGTGGTGTTCTGATGGCTACTCCGTACATGAATTTAACGCTTCCAACCGCTTCAATATCCACCGGACCTGGGTGGGCATCTACGTTAAACGATGCAATTACGTCGGTTGATTCGCATGATCACACTTCTGGAAAAGGAATTAAGGTGCCAACGGCGGGCATCAACATCAACGCAGACTTAGCCCTAAACTCATTTAACATGACGAATATCAGGTCTTTGCGCTTAGTAAATCAAGGCTCTCCATTAGCGTTAGGAACTGACCTTGGATGCATTTATGAATCAGGCGGGAATCTTTACTATAATAATTCGGGCGGTTCGCAAGTTCAGATTACGGCTGGAGCAGCTCTAAACGGGGCAAGTTTAGGAGCTATTGGAGGCGATTACTCTACTTCTACAGCATCGCTGTTCTATACGTCAGCCTCAAAGATTTTTACGTTTTGGCAATCATCTAACACTCCAGCAAAAATTGATACTGGCGATTTAATACTTAGAAATATAACAACTCCAACAAACGCCATCACGGTTTTGGTTCCAGGGTCTTTAGCGGCATCGTATTCTTTGACTCTTCCAGGTGCTCTGCCAGGTAGCGTACTTCCATTAACGTGCAATGCCTCTGGGGTAATTGCGTTTTCATCTACCGTTTCGGCTATTGACGTAACAGGAAATGCGACGTTTGGTGGGTCATTAACCCTTACAGGTGCGCTTGTAGCTAATGGTGCCGTCACGCTCGGTGATTCTTCCGGTGATGTGATAACAATTAACGGAACGGTTCAATCAATTACCGTATCTGGCGCATCGATATTTAATGGGGCAGTTACATTAGGTGATGCTGCAGCAGACATCATAACAATAACTGGAGAGGCTAGAGGAGTCAGAAACACATTTTCTGGGTCCGCATTAAATTTTAACCCATCAATCAGTCCAGTACAATACACCTTAAACGGAACTTTAGGTGTGGGTACGACCACATATCCTTATGTGATGACAAGGCCAGGGTCTATAGTTGGTTATGGTGTTACATTTAGAATGACAGCTTTTTCTTCTGTTGGTACTTGCAGGATGAAGATACAAAAAAATGGAGTTGATTTTATAACTGGTTCAAACATTAGCTTTTCAGCTACAGGTCTAAAAGATGATAGGGCAACTTTTTCTAGAAATGCAAATACATTTATAGCCGGCGATTATTTATCAATGGTAGAGGACAATAACGGATCTAGTATAGCTGGGACACTGTATTCTCATGCATGGTTTGAAGTTATATTTGATACATGAGAACGGTATTTTTAATTTTATTTTTTATCGGATGTGGTGAACAAACGATTGATTATAAAGCATATAACCAAACAGAGGACATGAAAAATTATTTTAGTAAATACTATTTAAGCGATCTTTCAGAAGTTTTTAAAAAAACAAACGTATACATCATTGAGTTAGATAAGTTAAAAAAAGTGTGTGGGACGTTAAGTGAAAGAATTCAAGGATGCTGGAAACAAAATGAGATATATGTAAAATTATCTGATAATTTTTGCATACCACTTGTTCACGAATTTGTTCATGCTTCAAGAAATTTTTTGTATAGAGATCCAGACTCTGCCCATACTTCAAAAGATTTTGTAAGCCTAGAATCTCAATTTTGTAAAACAGCCGTGGTGTTTTAATGCTTCAAAAACAAAGCCTTTCACTTCCATTTGGTAACGGGCTAGACACAAAAACAGATTCTAAACAAGTTCCACTTGGTAAACTTCTTACTCTTCAAAACGGGACTTTCATCAATGTTAATAGGATCAATAAAAGAAATGGGTCTTCTCTTCTAGCTACGGCGTCAGCAGGAGCAGGTATATCGGCATACCTAAATGAACTCCTAGCTTTTGATGGTAGAAACGTAAATTCTTATTCAGCTTCCCAGGCTGCAGTAAACTCAAAAGGTTCTCTTGTTTCGATGGAGGTTACAAATAGGGCGGTAATTTCTAACCCATATGCCCAAACGTCACAGGATGGGTGCTACCACACGGCTGGATTTAAGGCTTTTTGTTGGGAAGACTCTAGGGGCGGGACTAGGTACACAATCTTAGATGCTAATACCAACCAACCATTAATTGCAGACTCCGTTCTGGACGCATCTGGGGCAACACCAAGGGTTTTCGCGTTAGGAAACTACATTATTTTTATTTACTATAAAGCCCCTGGTCTATTTTACAGAGCCGTACAGATTTCTACCCCAACCACAATAGGTTCGGCTGTTCAAATTAACTCAAACGTGGTAGCTGCTAATCCTAAATGGGACGGACAAGTAGTTGGTGCTAGGTTGTTTTTAAGCTACAACTCAACAGTTACTGCCGTAACAACTCAATATATCAATTCTTTCTTAACCATAAGCTCTGCGCTAGATAAGGCAACAGAGGTGGCTACTGGTGGGGTCACGGTCTGGGGGGATGCGAACCAAAATATCTGGGTTGCTTATTATAACGGAACTACGGTTAAGGGTTTTGTTTTAAACTACGACCTTTCATCAACTGTAGTAGCTCCATACTCTATTGAAATTATTGCCAACGTAGTAAATTTAACTGGAATTATAGTTTCAGAACCTGATTCAAATAACGGAACATCAACGCTTCTTTATCAAATATCGGCTACAAATACATATGATCACAACATTAGAAAGGTGAGCTTGGTTAGAGCGACAAGTGCGGTCACTCCAGGCACCATTTCAGTATTTATGAGATCCGTGGGCCTTGCTTTTAAAATGTTTACCTACAATACCGACACCTACGTCGGTTTGGCCTATGAATCTTCATTGCAGCCAAGTTATTTCTTAGCAAACACCTCTGGAACAATTGTAGCAAGAATCGCATCTCAGGTAGGGGGAGGTCTTACAAAGAAAGTGATTCTTCCTGGCGTATGGCAGATTGCTACCGGACAATACTTAGTAGGATTACTTCAAAAAGACTCTTTAGATGTTCAATCAGGTGTTGTTTTAACTAACTCAGGTGTGGTCGATGCGGAATTTAATTTTACTGGGTCAAACGTATTTATAAGAGCCGACATGTCGCTTAATCTTCACATTTCCGGAGGTTATTTATCGATGTATGACGGGGTTTCTGTTGTAGAGCATGGGTTTCATGTTTTCCCTGAGCAAGCAGCCGCTCCAACATTAGCGGTAACAGGTGGAGGAATTCCAGCGGGCACATACCAGTACTGTTTTGTCTATGAATGGACCGACAATAAAGGCAATATTCATCGTTCTGCGCCATCTGTTCCACAAACAGTCATACAACAAACAGGAACGCCGGTAAACTTTACCGCCACAACTACATTAAACAGTAACCAATTAACGTCAGTCTCGTCGATTTCTGGGTTAATTGTAGGCCAAAAAATAACGGGTGCTGGGATACCAGCTAACACCTACATTCAAGTTATCAATTCATCGACTGTTATCACAATGTCAAATCTAGCAACGGCTGGAGGGGCGGGGGTTGCTATTTCTACAAGTGACACAAGCAAGGCAACTTTTTCAATTCCAACGCTTAGGCTTACATCAAAAAGGCAGTCTTTTAGTCGGGCAGATGCCTCCATTGCTGTTTATAGAACTCAAAATAACGGAACCGTTTTTTATAAAGTTTCTTCTATTTCATCCCCAACTATAAATGATCCAACTGCTGATACCGTGTCTTTTATAGATACCGCTACTGACCAATATTTAAATGGAAACCAATTTTTATATACAACAGGTGGGGTTTTGGAAAACGTATCCGCCCCTGCATGTTCGGTGGTTACTACATATAAAAACAGGCTGGCCCTTATTCCTAGCGAAAATAAGCTTTCGTTTTGGCTATCTAAAGAGACAATTCCTGGGACGCCGGTAGAATTCTCTGATTTTATAGTTAAGCCTATTGACGGGAGGGACGGGGAATTAACAGGTCTGGCCCAAATGGATGAAAAGCTTATCTTATTTAAAACCAATACGTCATGGGTAACGGGTGGGCAGGGGCCTACAAATACTGGAACTCAAGATGATATACCGACACCTGAGCTAATTACAACGGACGCAGGATGCACAAACCAAAGATCAATTGTTATAACGCCAGTTGGTCTTATGAGACAGACTGCTAAAGGGATCTATCTTTTAGATCGATCACTCCAAGATAATTATATTGGCGCTCCCGTAGAGGCGTTTAATAACTTAACAATAACTTCCGCTCAACTCATTCCAAACACGAACCAGGTTAGGTTTACAACTTCGGTGGGGACAACCCTGGTTTACGACTATTTATTTAACCAATGGTCTACATTTACAGGACAAAATATAGCTGATTCAACCATCTTTCAGAATAAGTTTACCTATATCAGTACGGCTGGGGCTGTTTGCCAGGATCAAAGCGACCTATTCACGGATTGCGGGGCTTTTATTCCATTAAAACTAAAAACAGGGTGGATTTCGTTTGCGGGATTGCAAGGATTCCAAAGAATTTATCAAGCTATTTTCTTAGGGGAATATAAGAGCAGCCATAGTTTTATCGTGAGGGTGGCTTATGATTTTAACCCAAACTTTGTTCAGGAAGTAACAATTGACGCTGGGAGTTTGCTAGGAACCACAACATACGGGGAAGATTCACCTTATGGATCAGGCACACCATACGGTGGCGAGTTTCCGCTTGAGCAATTCAGGGTTTTTATGGAGAAACAGAAATGTCAGGCTATTCAATTTGAAATTGAGGAGGTTCAGACCCCAACCTATGGTGAGGGGCTTTCAATTTCAGCTATTAACTTCCTATTTGGCGTTAAATCGGGGACATTTAAAGTAAATCCATCAAGGTCGTTTTCATGAGACTAATTGAAAGATCAGATTTTCTTGAGATCAACACCTGGAGAATGGACCGCGACCTTAAAACCTTGTCATCCGAGTTTTACCCCAAAACGGGGCTTATAGAGCCTGGACTTGCTGCAGGATGGCTAACCAAAACAGATTCAGGAGTTGGATTGCTTGAGAACTTTGTTTCAAATCCTCTTGCAAAAAAGAGTGAAAGAAAAGTAGCGATTTTAAGAATTGCCCATGAGTTGCAAGAAATAGCCAAGCAGATGGGGCTTGCCTATCTCTTTGCAATTACAGATAATGAGGCGATAGAGAACCACGCGAAGACATTTGGTTTTGAAGATTGTGGCCCATGCAGGTTGTTTGCAAAACAAATAAGCAATTAAGGAGATCAAATGCCTATTTATTACAACGAAAATACACCAGCACTAGCTAACGCGAACCTTCAGTCTTTGCAACAGTCAGAGGCAGACAAAGAGTCATCAATTCTTCCTCTAACTAAACAGACATGTATGACTAAGGCCGTATATCTACAAACCAAAGCAGCCGACGCTGCAGCAAGTACCGCAACCTCTGAACACGTCCTACTTTCATCGACTTTGGGACTCACACTTACCAAAATAACGTATGTTCCAGATGCCGCTTTAACTGCGAACGATACAAACTTTGCAACCTTATTGATCAGCTCTAGAAACGCTGCAGGGGGTGGCCAGGTGACTATCGCCAGCATTCAGACAACTACAAGTGGAACCGGAAGTTGGACAGCATTTTTAGGAGTAGATTTTGGGAGCTTGGCAAATAACGTCTTAACAACTGGAATGAGTGTAACTCTCACCATTAGTAAATCTGGAACAGGAGTAGTGGTTCCAGGGGGTTCTTTTGTTATCGAAGGCGTTCTTACATAAGGGGATAAAATGGGCTTAGGAGACATGTTTTCAAGTATTTTTGGCGGTGGAAATAGTTATCAGGCTGCCCAATCCCCAATGATGGGGATGCCTAGACCTGGCGAAACACCAGAACAGTTTAGGCGAAGGCAGCAACAGGAATACGAAGCCAAAAACGCTGGATATGAAAGAACCTTAAATCAAGCTTTAAGAGAGTCTCAGGGAGTTGGCCGACAACAAACAGGGTTATCTAACGATCTTAGATCCAGAATGAACCAAAACATTGATTTTGGTGGGGCGAATAATTCACTAGAACAGCAACAAAAGATGATTGATTCAATTAGTGCTCAGGCTAGAGGAGAAGGCCCAAACCCTGCTCTAGATCAGCTAAGAATGACAACGGACGCTAACATTAGAAGCCAGGCTGGGGCTTTGGCGTCTAGTAGGGGTTTAAATCCTGCCTTGGCGGCAAGACAGGCTTCTATGGCTGGCGCAAACATGAATCAAGAGGCGGCTGGCCAGGCTGCTATTCAATCCGCACAGCAGCAACTAGGTGCCCAGCAATTGGCGGGAAACCTATTAGGACAACGTGCTGGCTTACAATCTCAAATGTCTGGAATGAATGCCCAGCAGCAGCAGGCTTACGCTAATTTACTAGCTCAGGCATTAGCAAATCAGAGATCCCAAGGAATGCAGCAGCAGGGATTAGCGGCTGGTCAACAAGGAAGTTATCAGGACCGGCTACAAAATGCTTGGAATGCAATGAACAACATCAATGCAGGTGTGGCGGCTCAGAATGCAAATACATCTGGACAATATGGCCAGGGTATTATGGGAGGTCTATCCTCCGGTTTGGCTGCTATGGGTCTAGCAGAAGGTGGAGAGGTTCCATATCCAGAGGGTCATAAGAAAACAGACATAGTTATGGCTGAGTTTGATAAGGGCAAGCTAAAATCTTCTTCCGGTAAAAAGGTAACCAACCCAAAGCAAGCCATAGCAATTGCTCTTTCCGAACAGAGAAAATTTGAAAAAATGAGCAAGGGCGGGGTTTCACATGAAACGCTCGATGATTTTGCTCTAGAGGTAGCCAAAAGGGGCGCAAAAATGGCTAGTGGAGGAATTGCACAGTACCAAGCATTCCAATCTGGCGACCCATTAAGCGCCGAAATATCTTCTGCTGATTTAAACAAAGGTTCTCAGATGATGGGTGCTGGGATGGAAAAGGCTGGAGAAGGGCTAGGATCTTTCTTAAAGGATAAGTTTGCCTCAGCCGCTCCTATTGGTGGAAGTCCAGGTTTAATGGGATTACAGGGTGGAAACTCTAAATTTAGCATTATGGGGGCACCTGAAGGTGCTGGAATGTTTGGGGCGTCATTAGGAGCCGTTCCTCCCATGTCATCTGGTGGGAAAGTGTCTGGAAGGGCCGAGATTAAAGGAGACTCTGAAAAGAATGACAAAGTACCCGTACTCTTATCTCCTGGTGAAGTGGTTATCCCAAGAAGTGCTGTTCAAGACCCTGAAGAAGCGCACGCATTCCTAGATAAGATCCTAAAGAAAAAGGTTAAACACTATGGGGAAATTTTGGCTTTAAACAGAATGTATGGGGAGTAAGCATGGACTACTCTTTAATTGATGAAGGCGAAAATCATTACATGGTTCAAGATAATGCAAGCGGCCAACAGCTTGCTATTGCCAAAGACGAATTATCAGACAATTTAAAAAAACAGTTGGTTGGATTACCCAAGCCTCCTACTTCTCAGGAAAAAAGTGTTGTTCCAGAGGTTGCTCCCGAAGTTACCCCAACCCCTGTTCCAATGACTACCCCTACCCAAGAGCAAACAAAACTATCTCCAGAAGTCATGACCGGATTGCAGGAAAGCGCAGAGCCTACTCCGGTAAGTGAACCGCAGGCTCCAAAACTTCACCCAATTGTAGCCGCTGCGTTATCTGGACAGGATGTTGTTATTCAAAAAGATCCGTATAACGTAGCTTTAAGTAATTTAGATTCATACCAAAAGAAAATGTCAGATTTAACAATGGGAATTGCCAGCGCCCAAGCTAATGGCCAGAGAGATGTTGTAGCTAAAAACACTGAACTTTTAAACGCCCTAAACCAAGAAAGACAAAGTTACCAACAAAACTGGAATGATCTTACTCAAAAAACCGACAAGTTAAGAGAGGATGTGGCTAATCAAAAAGTAGATCCTTCTCAGTTCTGGAAGCAAAAAACTGGTTTGGCTGGGTTTGGTTCTAAAGTCTCTGCAATTTTGGGTATGGTTTTAGGTGGGGTGTCTCAGATGAAAACCGGAGTTAACCCCGCCGTTCAGTTAATTCAAAAGGCAATTGACGAAAATATCGATGCTCAGAAAGCGAACCTAGATACTAAAAAGGGACTTTTATCTGATTATTATAGGCAGTTTGGAAATTTAGAAGCGGCTCATAGGGCTACAACGCTAGATATGATGAATATGTTTAACGCTCAAATTGCCCAAATTGGTGCAAATACGCAAAGCCAGACCGTAAAACAACAAGCTGCTCAAGCTAATTTAGAGCTTGGAAGAAAAATTGATGAGCTTAAAGGCACGATGGCCGCTCAAAAAGCCCAGCAGGACGCAATAAATAGACTTTATTCAGGCGAACCAGGAACTCCTTCTGAGCCAACAGGCAATGACATTGCGATGTTGCCTAAAGAAATTCAAGAAAAGGCGGTTAAATTGCCCAACGGGAAATGGGCTGTTGCTCAAACACCAAAGGTGGCTGAAGATCTTAGAGAGCTACAACCAGAAGTTGAAAACATGCGTGGGATCATTAAGGAGATGAGGTCTTATCAAGGGGATAACCCTAGAGAGCTAACGTCTATTATACCATTTGTTGAGAGCGATAAGGAATCAAGAGCTAAAGCTATGCAGGAGCGAGCAAAACAAACATTTAGAAACATTATGACCCGTGCTGGAAGACCTGGGGAGTTTACAGATAGGGCAATGGAAAAATTGATTCCTAATCCTTCCGCATTAGATCAAGGAGAAGTCACTGAAAAATTGGATCAGTTGGCCGCAATGATTGAAAACACAGCGACAAACGCATATCAATCAAGGCTTGTAGGTTCACAAGGTTCTGGGTCTAAAAAATTCAAACCAGGGCTTTAATGGCGGAGGACTTAACAAATCTAATACCTAAAGGAAGAGTCCCAGTAGTAGACAGAAGCGGGCGTTTAGGAACCGTTGGACAGGGAGATCTAAAAAGCGTTTTAGCGGAAGGGTTTTCTCTCCCCGATAATCAAACACTACACGAAGCACTTATTGAAAAAAAATATGGTGGGTTTTCTGGAGAACTAAAGTCTGCACTAGCTGGGGCAGGTAGGGGGGCCACTTTTGGGTTAAGCGATTTAGCCTTAACTAAAACCGGACTGGTTAGCCCAGAAACCTTAGAGGGGTTAAAAGAGGCTAACCCTGTAGCGTCTGGTATTGGAGAAGGCGCTGGAATTTTGGGGAGCTCTCTATTAGTCCCTGGCGGTGGGTTAGTTGGCGGTGTTTCTAAAGTATCTACATCAGCCGCTGAAAGAATTGTCCCTGGAGCTATCGAGAACGCAATTGCCAAAAAGATTGCTGAAAAAACCGTTGCAGGTGCGCTTGAAGGTGCATTTTATGGGGCTGGGCAATCTGTTTCTGAGTCTGCGCTGGGAGATCCTACCCTAAACGCACAAAAGGTATTTTCAAATATAGGTTTGGGGGCACTATTTGGCGGTGTTTTAAGCGGTGGGGTGACGGCTGTAGGTGCTGGTCTAAGTGGCGCTGGAAAATTATTTAATAAAATATCCCCAGAAACGAAGGCCGCTAATGAAGTTCCAACTGGTTTGGGTACGCAAGCGGGAGTATCGGAAGGCGCGATTGAAGGAACTGTAAAACCGGCAACTGAGGTTAAATTGGAAGGAACGATTGATTTCGGGATGCCAGATGAAAAGGTTGTGGAAACCGCTGCCAAACTTAACCCTAAAAATCCACTAAACATAAATGATTTAGAAGATCTTAAAAAGTATGGCTTGCCAGACGCTGAAGGTAAACCGACAGTTTTTAAGCTAATCGGGACAAATGAAGTCCCAACCTTAGACCCAATGGCACAGGGCCAGGTTCATGTAGAGGATGTTGTAAAACAGGGGATGAAGAATCTTTCTGCAGAGAGGACTCGGTTAGATAATATGGCCGACCAGGCCCTGGAAAGCACGTTGATGCCTAACGGGCAACCATTATCCGTTTCTAAGGGCGTATATCGTAAGTTTTTCACTCAAGTAATGGATGATATTAAATCGAGCGGTCTTTTAGCAGAGCCTCCTGGTAAAAGAGCATATGAAGCGATTAAGACTTGGGCAGATGGAGCGGCGAAAAAGCCGGACATGATACCTGCCACTGACCTAAGAGATACCCTTCAAAGATTAAGAACTGAAATGAAGCTTTATACTGGCGGGGACTCGTTAGTTAAACAAAAACTTCGAGAGGCTCAAGGGTTAATTGATGATTACTTAAAAGACAATTCCGAGGCATATAAAAATGTTCAGAAAGAATTCGCCCCGTTTACTAAAAAAAGCATTGAGCTTGAGGATCATCTAAACTGGAATTGGGAAAAAAACGACTCAGACCTTGTTAGTGACTGGGCATCTAATCGAATTGCAAAGCCTTTTAATACAAATCTCCCAGGGACCAAGGGTGATGCAGATCTTATTAGGTGGTTTAGTAAATATGCTGGCGTGGACCTTGAGAGAGCCTCAAAGGTAAACCTAATTTATGGAAAATTAAATCCTGAATCTGCAATGGCAGGTCAATTAGGGTCATGGGGTTCTAGGATGGTCAGCGGAGTAGAGGCCGCCGCGTCTGCGTTAAAGCATCCTTCAGAGATTCCAGGGAAGGTTCTGGGTGGGGCTGCGAAGGTTGTTTTAACAGGGGAAATGCCAGAATTTTACGTCAATATGAAAACGAGAGAAATTCAGAGCATGTTGCTTGGCAACGCTTCGCCTAAATCGGCTGGAGTAGTTAGTCGAATTGCGAAGGCAATTGAAGAGGCGTCTAATAGGGGATCAAGTATTATTAAGGCCGCTGAAAGTGTTCCTGTTGGGGGCTTAGGTGCGGCACTTGGGTTGGATATCCACAGCAATTTAGACGATGCGGAAAGAAGATTAAATACTCTTTTTGCTATTGAAAGGGCCACAATTGCAGCGGATAAGAAAATCCAAGCGTCTGTTAAATCTATTTTTAACTCAGAACCTATACAGGCCCAAAGCAACAAAAAACTAAATGAATTTTTAAATGAAGGGCCAAAAAAACACAGCGAGGAATGGGATAAGCTAACTAATGAGGTTCGGGCGATAGCCAATAACCCAGATCTTGCGATTGATAAATTATCAAAAAGCCTTGAAGGAATGGACGAAGCCGTTCCCCAGATAACGGCAGGAATTAACGCAGTTGCTACCAGGGCAGTTTCTTTTCTATCCCAAAAACTTATCCTTCCTGATTCAAGGCCGCTAGACGGCAAATTTGTGCCTTCAAAAGATATGATTTCCAAGGCTGCTAGGTATTTAAGGACAATAAATAACCCCTATGTGGCATTAGACGAATTAAAAAACGGTAATTTTACAAAGGAAACAAAAGAGGTATTGAGCCAAGTATACCCAGAACTGTATGATCATCTTAAGGTTAGCGTTATGGATGGAATAACTAAAATGCAAGCCGAGGGTAAGGTAATCCCAAAAAACAAAAGATTGGGCCTTTCATACTTTTTGGATCAGCCATTAGAATCTGGGTTGAATCAATTCACAATTTCAAAAAACTATGCAACGATGTTGCCACAACAGGGTGGCAATGTTGGAGGTGGTGGAAGTCAAAAGAAGAGTTCGACTCTCCCAAGTAGACTTTTAACCCCTATGCAGAAGGTAATGCAACGATGAAAGGGGATTTTATGAAGAAGTTTTTATTTTTATTATTTTTGCCGGTGTCTGTGTTTGCTCAAAGCGCGGCACTTTTTGAAACCATTTATGGTCCTATGTCAACGGGGTGTATTCAAACCAGCGTTACTACCACTGGTAACAACAGGTCCGTACAGCTTACAAATGGAAAGAGATATTTGCTTTATGGAGTTGACACAACGGCTGGTATGAACGGGGCAACTATCCGATGCATCCAGGGTGGATCAGCGGTAGACGTTAACGCAATTGCAGGAAGTAGGGTTGGGTTCGTGGTTTATGCCAACCAACAGGTGGTTATTCAGGTTAGATCATCTAACGACGCATTTGTTAGCTGCATTTCACAGGTTGCAACTCAAAAATACGAGTTATGCGTACTTCCTTAAAAGTTTTAATTTTAGGCTTATTTGTAGGTGTTGTTTTTGGCCAGGTAAACAATACCTGGCAAGGGTTTCAGCCTAAAAAAAGAAATGTTGGGACTATTCCCTTGCCAAGACCAGGCAACATTATTTTTAAGGCAGACTTAGTAAACAACATCACACCTTCTATTGGAACCGCCGGTTCATTTGCAAGAACCGGATCTGTTTATTATGCGAATAGCTCAACGTCTCTAGCGGTAGCGTCTGGAAGTATCGCAGCTCAACCAGCTTTTGCCTATGGTGGTTCTGGCGTTGGTTCGGGGGTTCAAATTGCAGGGGCCAGAAAGAATTTTATCACATTTAGTGACGATCTTTCTAACGCGGCATGGACTACAGTTGGAACCTTAAGCGTAAATAACTACGCCGGAACCGGATCACCCGATCCTGGGGTTCCAAACTCAACGCAGCTCACAGCGTCTTCAAATACTTCTGGCCGAAAATTTGATTCCGGTGTTTTGGCTGCGAATAATACATTTATCGGGTCGATTTATGTTCGCTCTGTGTTTGGTGGGAATACTTCCGGTAAACTGAGTTTATTAGGAACGGGTGGGTCAGAGCAGGTTGACACCTCTTTTACTACAGGCACATCAACAAGCGTTTGGACAAGGGTTACGGTTGCTAAAGCCTTTTCAGGAACGGCAGCGGGAAATGCCTCGATGCAGATCACGATTGATTCAAGTTCTAGCACCCTGTTTGCAGTCTTTGCCCAAATCGAGCAAGTAAATGCTGCGAGTTTTGTAATAAACAGGAACGCTCAGCCATCTCCATTTATTAGGACAACTGGAGCTGTTGGGACCACAAATCCGGACAATTTAAATTATCCAAGTTCAAACATAAACCCAGGGCTAGGAACGATTTCGGCTTGGGTAATCCCTCCATGTTCTAACACGGATCAAGCAGGGAGTACCGGCCTTTACGCGCTATCCATGAACGTAAATGACGTTGCTTTAGTTTTATCGCCAACGGGTGTTTCTGGAATATACGCGGGGGCCAGCTTTACCGGATCTACCACCTACGCAATAAATACGCCTATTCACATTGCGTATGGGTTCGATGACGCCAATAATTTGCAAGCCGTTTATAAAAACGGTGTTTCCGTTGGGACTTCTGCCGCCGCTATTACTGCGCCAGTGGCATCAACATTTAACATTGGTGCGACAACTTCACTGGCTTCTCAATCCGCCGTCGACGGGCCAGTTTCTAGGGTTCGCATTTGGAATGTAAAACTTTCGGATACCGAGGTTACGCAGATTTTTAATTCCGAGAGAGGTTTTTATGGAATTTAGACTTGTAAAATTCTATAATACATTGTCAGTTAAGGCTTTTAGTGCTGCTATGGTTTCAGCGTCGATGGGAGGGAGTCTTAACTGACTTTTTATTATGTGGAAGGAGAATAAAGTTAGATGGCCGAGAAGTTTGAAATTAGGAGATTCATACTGCGTGACGCGTCGAACTTACTTTCCTTTCTTATTGCTCTCGGCATGGCTTATAGCGGTCTTCACAAATTTTGGGTTGCCCAAAATACAAACGAAGTTTCTTCAATGGCAATCAACGAGATCCGAAAAGAAATCGAACAGCTTAAAACCAGACTCGATAGAAACGACGTTGAACTTGCCGTTATTAGAGAAAGGCTACGCAGGTGAGAATTAGTGCTGGTTGAATCCATCAAGACCGGCGCAAAAATGCTTACACCTATTGTAAGTTTTGCTGACCCACTAGCACTTTTAGGTGCGCTTGCAGTAGTAGAGTCATCCTTTGGTGAATTTAATGTGCCTAGGTTTGAACGAGCTTACGCTAAAGAGGGGCACTTGTTTAATTACGACCAGCTTCAAAGATATAAAAAATGGGGCGCGTGGGCGTGCTGCTCATATAGCTCTTTCCAGATCATGTACCCTGTCGCTTGCGAATTAGGGTTTGATTCCGAACCTTGGCGGCGCAGCCCTGCGGATTTGTGGAATGACGACATTGCAGTTTTATGGGTGGTTGAATACATAAAAAGACGTTGTGTTGCGCGTGGGGTTAAGACTGTAGAGGAGTTCGCGGATTGTTATAATAGCGGGTACCACAAAGACAAAAACGTGCCATATGAGTACATTAAAGAATTTAGGACAGCCTATGGTAGTGTTGTTTCTAAGTATAATTTAAAAAAGGAGGAATCATGCAATTCTTAGTTGATATTTTAAAATCTAAAGGAAAGTTGGGCGGCGCTGGATTAATGGTGATTGGGTTAGTGCAGATGGTTTTAGTTTATACCGGAAAACTGCAGGGATCATACCAGGAAGGCGCGGCTACGTTTTTTCTTGGGTTAGGTCTTTTAGGGATTCGATCTAAGCAAGACGTGCCTCCTGCTGTTTAATGCTTAAGGTCTTAGATGTTATTTTGAATGTTTGCGCGGTTATCCTTCAGTGGTTTAACCGCCAGACATTCGCTAAGATCAATCCAAGAGTTAAAGAGGCTTTAAGAATTCGAGAGGAAGTGAATGATCAAACCAATCGACAGCTCATCAAGCTTCAGGACAGGAAAATCGACGATCTTCAAAGAGATCTTGATAATCTTGTTGGCAAACTTGACGCTATCTTGCACCCACGCAAGCCCGATCCCCCCGCTAAGTGAAAAGATAGTTGACCCTAAAGCCGTTGGATGCGAGTGCAAAGACTTGGACCTTACTCACTTTATTTTAATTGGGGACGAAAAGTTATCTAGAATTTTGGCTAAATTGAATACCTGCTACCAAAACAGTCTAATTGATGCCATTGAGGAAGTTAAGTGAGGTTACAGCTTGCTTCAACGATAGGTGGAACAATCCCAATATCTGATTCTCAGAGGGGATCAAAGCGCGTTCTTTCCGTTGAAATTGTAGACGCATCTGGAAACCAGATCACTTCATTTGGATCTTCCACGGTATCTATATCACAAGTAACACCTGGAACTGGCGCAACTGATCTAGGAAAGGCGGAAGACGCAATACACGCAAGCGGTGACGTTGGCGTTCAAATGCTAGGTGTAAGAAGAGACACCCTGGCCGCTGGGGCTGCAAACGGAGATTACGAATCGCTACCAATTGCAAGTATTTCATCTCTGATAGGCGTGCCCGTTCATGTTGTCGGAATTTCAAATTTATTTTGCGGAGGAATAGACGCACATAACGCCTCAATCACAGGGAACCCTATTTTACAAGGATTTGTAGGGTCAACCGGAGCACCAACTTCCGTAACCTCTGGAAACGTCGTTCGGGGGTGGGCGGATTTAAGCGGAAGGCTTCACATTACCGGAGATGGATCGATGTCACCCATTCTTTCGGCGGGGGATATTGCAAACGACGGTGTTGATTCCGGCAACCCTCTAAAAATCGGTGGAAAGGCGACCACAAGAACTTCGATCCCAACCGCCGTAAGTGCCAACAATGACCGTGTTGATGGTTGGTTTGATTTAAACGGCGCTCAGATTGTTAGAGGTGGATTTAGGACGACTTATGTCGCAAACTATCGATTGACGACAAGAGCATACGCGCTTTCAAACGCTTTTGCGGGAGCTGGGGTCAAGCAATACGCAACGATTTATCACGCCGCCTCTGCAACAAAAACCGTTCGGATCAGATCCGTTCGGGTGTGGCTTAAAAACTGTAGCGCAGCGGTAACCGTCATGGTTGAGCTTCGTAGGCTTTCAGCTACGACAGCACCAGCCACTGGTAACCCTGCAATAACTCCGCTTGCCCACAATACTTCAAGCTCGGCGGCTGAGGCGACATGCCTGGCACTTCCGACCACCGCCGGATCAGAAGCGGCGGCAAACGCTGGATGGGGAAATATGGAAATCGCACTCGGAATCACTGGCGCAGCATCTACGGTTAACCCAATCCCGACAGAGATTCCCGTCATTTTGTATGAAGACGATGGGTTAACAGAGGTTGAACCCTTGATCATGAGGTCAGGGGTCGCTGAAGGGTACGCAATCATGGTGGATGCGTCGGCGGCGGCAACTATAACCGCGACTTGCCAAATTATTTTTTCGGAGGAATAAGATGAACGATAAACTTGATCAGGTATCACAAATCGCAGTTCGGGTGAATGATTTTTCTGAGAAATTAGGGAACTTACTTCAAGTGGCTCCAGCTCTTCAAACAGATGTGAAAGCCCGATATGTTACTTTTCTAAATAATCAAATCACGCTCCTTCAAAATTTATCGACTCAAATCGCCGCCCTTCCATGAGCGCGGTTCCTGAATATTACAGCAACGGCTCTATTGCTGGCGACGACATTGTTTTAGACGTAAACGTCACCGTGACCGGAGCAAATGCGGTTGTTGTTGCTGGGCTAACAGGAGGCGGGACTTCTGGCAGTGTTCTTTTCCCAGATAGTGTCGTTTTCGACCCCGCTGGATCAAATCAAATCATGAACAATTCATACGCGGGAGTTTATTTAAACGCTTATTATTTGGCTGGGGTTTCGCCTGGGACTTATACTATTAGAGCCGCGTTTTCAGGAATTGATATTTGTGCTGCAATGGTAGTGGCGAGCGTGATAAAAGCAAATCAATCAAGCGCAATTGGGTCAAGTGGAAGCTCGAGCGGAACCGACACAGGCCCAACTGTTACGGTTGGGTCATTAACCGATTGGGGTTGGTTTATGGGGTTTATTGTGGCGCATCGGATCGGATCGGGAATAGCAATCACTGCTGGAGCTGGGCAGGATCGACGTACATCGGCCTCGGCATTATGTTCTGACCTTTCGCGCGTATCGATAGCCCTTCTCGATCAAACGGTCAGCCCAACGAGGACATGTAACGGCACGCTAAACGCTTTGATGGATTGGGAAATCGCCGCCTTTGAAGTCAAGGCATCACCCAATTTAAACGTCGCCACCCCATCTATTATTGCCTCTCCGTCTAGAGTGTCATCTCCAACGAGGGTATCAAGTCCAACGCATACCCCCGTTATTTCGTAAAAAATCTTATTAAATCGAATATAGGCGATTTGGGAGTTATTTTATTCTTGCTTTATATTACGCGGGCATATATTATTTACCTGTGATTGAGATAAAAGAAAGGAAAGAAGGAAAGTATGAAAAACTATAAAATAAAAACAAACAGAGAAACCTTGTTGTTGTGGGCCACTTGGTTTTATGGGGTAAAGCTTGGCTACGAGGTTTTTAAAGAAGTTAAAAAAGATGGCTTTATATTAACCAAACAGAACTTTAGTTTTTGCGATTTTTCCAAAAAAAGACCACTTGATAGGTTTTGTAAAACAATGCGAGAGGTCGCTGCTTGTCAGTATGGAAGAATCGGCGGAAAAGCCAATAACGCGATGTTTTGCGAGGTTTTTTAATGAGAATGGCTACTTCAAATATTCATAAAATAAGAATTTTAAAGGCGCAGCGGGCGGCTTTAATAGGGATGTTGCTAGCCTGCCTATTTGCCTTAATTTTTAATTAAGGAAAAGACATGAATTATGACCATTGGAAAGCTACGCCACCAAGAGATAAAAGGGCGGAAGAGGTAGAGGGAATGCTCGACAACATGAACTTTGACGAAATAGTCAAACTTGGAATTGAAAAAGGCTATTTTGAGGAGCATAAAAATTACAAACACATGGAAGAATGGTTAATTGATAAACTTTATTGGGAAAGCGATGAATAAAACAGCCACACCTTTTTTTCTTGCAAAAATAAGATGTGGCTGTAGATTGTTTC